ATTATATGACTACTAGTTAATTTAACAATATTTATGTTAGTTCTCCTTTTAAATGCTTAATTAAATCCTGCACATATATTCCATCTAATGATGATTCTAATCGCGGAACACAACACCCTCGTAGTGTATTGTACACCTCTTGATTAAATCCTAATAATCGTTCAAACCCGTGTGTTTTTTTCCTAACTTTAATTTCCGGATATAATTTTTTTAATATTGCATTTTTACTACTAACAGATGTTAGTTTATAATTAAATTTGTTATTTACCAGCTGTTGAATGTCATTATTAGTTAAATAATATAGCATCATTTCAGGGGTATAGCTAAACCATTCATTAACTAATAATATATTATATTTTTCGCTGAACCTAATTGCACTCGCATCTTCATTTTCTCTAAAACAATGAAACCAGACCGAATCATTATTTGGAAATACTTGTCTTTTTAAAAATTGTTCTCCTCCCATTACTGCAGGAAATCCTAATTTTTTAATATGGTAGTACACCAATAAATAGGTAATTTGTGTACACCCAATTTCTATTGCAAATTCTTCTGCCTCACCTGAGTTATAAAAATTTTTTACATCAAATTCAATAATATCTAACTTAACATCTAGTAACGTGGTAAGTTCAATTGCCTCACTAACATCATCTATATTGTAATCATCTTTGAATTTTACAATAACACATCTAGGTTTAAATCCAATCTCTAAAAAATTTCGTAATACAATTTCACTATCTGTTCCACCACTTAGCAAAAGTATCAATTCTCGTCCTGCTTCTCTTAATACTATATCTGCCGTTTTACAAAGTTCTTCACGCCAACTGCTGGTGCGATATACATCCATGTCTGCTTTTCCGGTATATACTTTAAATTTTTCATAAGGTGTGTTTCTATGCCCAAATTTGCGTGAACCTATAGTATAATACAAATGGTTGTCTTTAGTATAATTCATTCTATTAAATTAATTAAATCTCGAATGGTAATAATAGCACTACGTGGCTCGTTTAACACTGTATTTGAATATTCTTCATACATTATTTGCAATTCAATAATATCTAAACTATCTAGATCAATACTCTGTAATATAGTATCTTCGGTTAGTATTATATTAGATAAGTGGGGATTATCTTTATAAATAAACTGTGATAATATATTTAATTTCTCTTGTCTACTGCTAATTTCCATTTTTAACTCCATATTAAATATTGGAAGACTTTGGAATTCTTCAATATTAAAACTTTCGGGACATATAAAAGCATTGGCTAATTATACCAAATCTGTTATTTTTTTTCTCTTTGGTATTCTAATACATATTGTAATGTATTATTTATAATTTTTTGACCAATAGGTTTAAAATTCTTATAAATATCTGGCCAGTTTCCGATCTCGTTTTGTGTTTCATTTCTAACCAGCCACTTGTACATTATCTTGTTATGTTCGTTGCAAGTACCCCAAACTTTCTCAAAAGACATGGTTTCTTGAATCATTATGGGTAATATTGAATTACCAACGATATATTTTGCTCGCATTTCAGGGGCAATAAACATACGAGAAAGAACTAAAGCAACATCGGGAATAGGTTTATAAGGATGCCACCCGGCACTGCATACATACTTTTCGTTATCGTCTACTACATAGTATGCTCCATCTTTATATCTACCATTCTTCAGCAGGTAAAATATATTAGCCGGATTGTCGCTCAAGTCCGGATGATAATTTGCAATTATATTTGTATCTGTGATTTTATTAAATCCCTTTTGTAAAATATTAATAACATAGGCGTTAGATAAATCATGTATGGTGTGAATCTTCATAATATATTTATTGTGTTTTTATCTTGATATTATAACCAAGTAGTTAACTAATTCTAGACCACTCTGCATATAATCGTCTACCATCTTGTTCCCAACAACATTCAACTAATTTAAATTTAAACTTAGTACTTAGACGAATATGCTCCTCAATGCTCCAGGGATAAAATTCAATTTGGTCACAGCCTGAATCAGGATGATCATTTTTTCCTGGATTACAACGCCAATAAATCCTGCATTGCAGGTTTAACAAATCAACAACTTTTTTTATTTGCCTTTCAATGTCTACTACATTACCAAAATTAATACTACCTAGACATAGTGCCACATCAAATTTTTTGTCAGTGACAAAATCATCTATGGTACATTTGTGATCCGCTTGATCAAAGGCTGGATCTATCCCGGTTAAATTTGGAATAACGCCCTTAAAGGGATTTGTACCGCACCCCACATCTATAACTGTTTCATGGATGCCTATCTTGTCAATAAGTTGTAATCCTGATTTAGTATTCTTCTTGCAAGGGTCGCTATTTGTGTGCCAAATGTTTCCAAAGTATTGATTGAGATAATTTTGATCGACTGGCATAGTATTTGTTAAATATATATTTAATGCATTATGCTACCTAATAGAATATTTTTTACAGGAGTTCCGGGAAGTCGCTGGAGTGGTATTGCTCAAATCATAGAGTCTCTAGACAATGTTAATATTAGCGACCGAACTCCCGAGCGTACATATAATCACGGACAATACAGTGGTCATTGTGGCGCCTATTTTGGACTAGGCATGGAACTAGAAGCCTATCTAGATGGGCCGTATATTGACAAGGCCTGGACTAACTTAAGTGGTACTAGAATAATCAAAAGCCATGACTGGGCTTATATGTTAGATTTAGTTAAAGAAAAATTTCCCGACGATTGGATTATGTTAGTATACAGACCTGATATGGCTAGTTATGCCTGGTGGCATGAGGCCGGAGGATTTAAAATTAAGTATCCAAACTATATAGCTTACAAAGATAGTACAACAATGTTAGGTGAGATAGCAAAGCAGAATACTGCTATTCTACAATTTGCCCACGATAATAATCTAACATGGAATTATTTTACACAAGAATGGATTGCCAAACACTTTGAACAGGATATTGACATGAAAAAAACTTATCCTGATATTTTAGTTACAATATTAAATAGGAGAAACAATGAAAGTAGTTAAATTTTTAGCAGTAGTATTATTGTCATTTTCGGCTCATGCTTGGGAGCCAACAAAGCCGATAACCGCAGTAATCGGCTTTGCCCCGGGATCTGGTAATGAATTAAGTTTTAGAGGATTTAGCAGTTTAATTGAAAAAGTTAATCCTAAAATTAATTTCATCGTAGAGAATAAACCCGGAGGGGATGGCACAATTGGAATGAACCATTTTATAAAACTACCCAATGATGGGTATCATATATACATTGCTAGTCACCAAGGTACATGGGTAACTTCTGACTATGTTAATCCTGAAATTAAAAAATATACATTAGCTGACTTTGAATATGGATTAACGTTGGCAAAAAGTCCGTTGGCTATTATTGCACACGAAAGTAGTCCAACTAATACTCCCAAAGAATTTATAGATCGTATGAAAAATTCTACCACTCCTATTAGCATTGCTGCTGGTAGCGGGGCACATAAACTTGCATATGAATATATGATGTATCATATCAAAGGAAACAAATCTTTAATTAAAACAATTCCTTATAAGGGACCTGCACAAGCAGGGCAAGATGTTGCAGGTAATCATTTAGAATTTGGTATTATTCCGGTAACTGTTGCTAATGTATTAGTTAAATCCGACAAAGTTAAAATTATTGCACTGACTAGTGAATATAAACTAGAGGGTCTTAAAGATGTGCCTTTGATGAAAGACTATGTTCCCGGCATGAATGTATATGCTGCCTGGGGAATTGTATTTCCTAAAGGAACACCCAAGGAAATTATTGATTGGTATGTTGTGCAGTTTAGAAACGCTATTAACAGTCCGTTCGGTAAACAATTTATCAAAGACAATTTAATGTTCGCAGAACCCAAAGAGCAAGATCCTAAAGGATTTGAAGCAAGTATGATGGAATTGAGAACTAAATGGATTCCTATTATCAAAGAAGTTGGGTGGAGTAATTAAAAACGCAACAGTGTAACTTTTGCAGTCAGCTTTTAGGTAATGTAAAGTACCAAATAGATGTTTTTGGAATAATTGTTACCTTTTGTTTAAGAAAATCTTCCATATATTCCACATTTAAATTTACATCAGGAAAACTCCCATCAGAGTGAACATCTTCACACCAATCGTGACCTAAGAACATACCACCGGGTTTAATTTTAGGTAACCAAAAATCAATGTTGTCCTTATCATTTGGATTTGTATGTGATGCATCTAAAAATATAAAATCTATAGGGGTTGACCAATCTTGAACTATTTGCGGGCTATATCCACAAATAGGTATGATATTTTTTTGTGATTCTGTATTTTTTACAAAAGTTTCTAATGTGTTAACATTATCAGGTCCTGGTCTTTTATGTTTAGCTATGAACTCATCACTATAGGCACTTTCATAAGTTACACTACCGTCCCATTTATCTATGCAATATAAAGTACCTTTATTAATTGCAATAGATATAGCAATACTACTACGTCCGTGCAAACACCCTACTTCTACTCCCACACATTCAGAATAGTTATATTTGTATAATAATTTCATTATTTCTAGTTGTTGTCGTCCGGAGAAATAACCAGGTACATCATTTATGTTCATTTAAATTATCCGAATTTTTATAATAGTGATTCTAGTTTACAAATTAACTCAGGGTCAATCTTACTGATCCATTCTTTTATACTATGCCGTTCTAAGTCAATATTTTGTGTATTCCTAGTAACTGCATATTTAAAATCAAAACACATAAGTTGACCGTTTTTTCCAGTCAAATTACACATGGCATTATTTAATTTATACATATTATGTTGTTTAAAAAATTTAAACATATGTTCTATTTGTTCTGTTATATTAGGAAAGACAATATTTAAATCCTCGCGAGGATATTGTAATAAATCCGGGCCCGGCCATTCTTGTAAAATATAATATCCAAATTGATCGTCTAATTTACCATGTTCATATGTTTTTACTAATAGCTCTGATTTTAATTTTGTAGACCAATATATTTCATTTTTAAAAAGTTTGTCAATTTCTTCTATGGTATTATGCACCGGAGGTCGATTTTGAATAGTATTGCCGTTAATTTTATAGTATTTTTTTACTAATTTTGCGTTTTTGTCTATCCATACTTCGGCTAAACTTCCCCTAGATCCATGAACTGAATGATATCGTTCAAACATATAAATTATCAATAATCTCTGTGTAATACGCTTCTAAAATATCTGTCACGTATGAGATTTTATCTGCATTAAAATCTGCTTTGAGTTGATTAGCTAGCCAAGACAATATCGCTGCTGTGTCTTTGTTTGATAATAATGTATAAAAATCAAAATATTCTGTTACAGGTTTATTGTTGAATTTCTTCAATGATGAGTTCCAAAATATATCAGGCAATGGATAACATATTTTACACCTAGTACTTTGATATAAATTCGCTATCTCTGTTTTTGGAATTAATGAAATACATCTAATTTTATATCCAAGAGCTTGCATTTCTTTAAAAGGAATAGTTTTATCCCAAGAATGGATTCCGTATAATATTCTATAATTTTTCATTTGATAATTAGAATTTTCGTAAAATTTTAATTTAGTATTTCCCCAATTCCACTGTTGTTGACCAGCCAACAAGTGTGTTCCTAAAAATTCAAAAAATTGAATATAGTCATTTATATCAGTTGGTTCACACCGGTCTAAAAACCAATTAGTAATTCTTTTTGGTACAATTATGTCATATGCTATCTCTCTGGAAGATTTATGAGAATTGATAGGAATATCAGATAAAATTTTAGTATTAGTATAATCTAATTTAATATCTAACTCTGACCAAATACGCATAAGAAGTTGACCGGATCCGCCGGGCAAATAGTCGACCAATATTAATTCATTATTTGTTAAAAATGGATATTTCATTGTTTTGTTTTAGTAGTTAAAAGATCATGAAAGCACTCGCAGGTAACTTTATTACAAATAACTGCATTATTAGAAAAATTATACTTAAGATCGTCAACATGACCAATCGGGCCAGTGACTCCGCATACCGATCTGTTAATAGTCTGGAAGTTAATGTCTAAGAAATCTTTTCCTACCTGACATTCCCATCCTAAAAATTTATTCCATTCATTTTTCATAAGGTGTTGAACGTTAATATTTTTTGTAATTCCTAAATTATTAGTTACTAATAATTCAGCACCTAACCGTAACTTATTTGGGATAGGGGATTTTTTTTTAATATTTGTTAGTATTCCAGGTTTATAACTAGCGTGTTTAATAATAGATAGTTCTTCCTCTGAGTATAAATCATATATATCATATTCGTTAATATTCATTCCTTTAATATCAATTATTCCACCAGTGTTGTTTATTAAATAATTAAATGCGTTAATTGCTTGAGGAATATTATCTTTAGTATGTGTAACTTCACATACTGTTTCAGTTTCAAAATTAAGAAATAAATTCATTATATCAGCAATATTATTATAATCAACCGTTTGTTCAGCATGATATGTCAATGCTAGACGAGTTAGTATATTATCAATTTTGGCCAATTCTTTCCACCAGCGCATTGTTCTAGAACCATTACTTGCTAATATATTCCAAGCACCTTTATTTTTTGAATACTGTAATAACTCTATTAAATCAGGATATAATGTAGGTTCACCTCCAGTATAAACAATATAAAAAGGAGTTCCTGCGCAGGCTTCAACAATTTTATCAACTATCAATTTATACTTTTCTAAGGAAAGCCACCGTTCATTCCCGCTATTATTTCCTTTACTACAAAAACTGCACGAGTAATTGCATACATCATGTAGTTTCCAGTTAATTACTTTAAATGGTTGGGGGACTGCTCTTTTAACGTGAATTGGATATACATTATTCATAGTTTTAATAGATGACTTATGCATAACCGATTGACTGGACCTCGTTTAAAATTTACATATTTCGTAGAGTAATCTAATCCAAATATTATGGTGTTAGACGGGGTAATATTAAATTCTTGACAAATCTCTAATTGAGAATCTTTATATTTTTGTATCATTGAGTCCGGAGACATTGTATCTAATAACGTATAATGGTGCTCGGCACAGGCTACTAGTGGATAATGCCATTGCGAATATACGGTTACTGGATACGGGTCTATGGTATACAATAATCCAACTCTATGTAACCCTGTGCCAAAAGATTTAGATAATGAAAAGCAAACACTGTGTATATTTTTATACCTAGCAAAATCAAAATCTATATCGTGACATACTCCAAAAAAAGCACAGTCAATAAATATGGGTTTATTATGAGAATCTGCAATTTTAATTTTTTCATGTGAACTCATCCCGTCAGCACTAAATGGATGACTTACTACTATTGCATCTGCTTCGTCTAAATTAAAAGTAACACGATTTTTAATAACCAACGAATGATAGCCATATTCACCTTCAAATATTCCTATCTTATTATACATTCCATACATTTGATTAAATGCATCAGTAACACCTGATACAATATAATATGATTTGGGCAATCCTTTTACTAGTTGATTGGATGAGTGAACCCATTTATTAAATTTTTCTTTAAATTTAATAAATTGAGATATATCTACTGATTCTGGCTCTATTGCAATTGCTGCATTTGTTATTTTATCAAATCTCATACTACTATACCAATTAAATGTAATCTAGGTTTATTAGAACAATTCATAAACGTATGTAAGTTAACTGTGTTAGTCCAATATACTAAGCCTGCATGCATATGTTGAATAATTCCCTGTTTAAAAACAAAATAACATTCTGGATTAGTAATCATAGGAATATGGATCCGAGGGGTAGAATCTTTGTGCATACTATAACAGGACCAGGGACTTAGCCACATAAGTCTAGTTCTAAATAAATTATACTTATTAATTACTTCTTCAAATACAGTATCTTTAAAAATTGGGTTTAGATTAGTATATATTAGTTCATCACCCTTGCTCGTTCCAACAGCACTAGCCCACGGATCTTCTAGATCCTTAAATTGTAGCCCGACTTGTTTCTTGCTGCCGTAATCTGTCCATATAAGATTTTTTTCAATCTTAAAATAGCAGTCTAATATCTCAGTAATAGGACATGTTTCAATAATCTTTATCATACAGTATTTACTTTGACAATTTCAGCATCACGTTTTAACATAGTTAACAAATTTGGAAAATATTCAGTAGTTGGATCTTTGATAATATTTGTTTCTGAATAGTGTCTACGAAAATTATTTACAGTGGATAATTTTATTTTATTTTGTATATTAGTATTTAATGCTTTCGCTATTGCATTTGATTGAATAAAACTTGTTATGTCAGAATCATCATTTTTAGTCCACTGTCCAATATGCATATTTTCTTTTGTAATTACATATCCGTATTTTTCATATGATCTTTCTAGTTCACTTGTAGGTTTATTTGGGTAAAGTTCCGGTGGGGTTATAATTAACGGGAAATAAAATATATCATGAACCGGGCAGTCTGGTTGCATAAACCAAGCATGACTCTTACATATATCTGCATAGGCTTCATGCGGGAGTCCAATAATATATCCTCCCTGAACACGTACCTGATCTCCCCATATTTTTTGTACATGATATAAAGCCTGTTTACGTTTTTCTGAATCCATACCTTTACCAATTACCTTAGCACTTTTGGGATGAAAAGTTTCAATACCAACGAATACTGTGTTTACACCAATATCTAATAACAATTGCGCTTGTTCTGGATGCGTTACTATTAGATCAATACGTATATAACATCTAAATTTTGGTTTAAACGGTAATAGCTTTACAACTTCAGCTACGCATTTTAATTTTTCAGTTGAATCATTAAAAGTGTCATCTGCTATCCAATAATCCGTAATTCCCCATTTTGTGTAATTATCTAATAGTTCTGTATAAAGCGACTTTGATTCTTTGACATATTTTGCTATATCTTTTTTTCCTATTAACGGCCATGCACAAAATAAACAGGAAAACCGACAGCCCCGCGCAATTTCTATAGTCATTAGTTCATCACTACGAATTTGATCATATTTAGTATAACTTGTAAAACTTTCTACCCATCCCCAGTTTTTACTCTCAGCAGAGCTATCATGATTAATTAAAGTATTCCAAATACGCTTTGGTTGTTGTAAAAAATCTAATATCTGCACCTCGCCATATCCTGCCATGAAATGATCCGCTGGAAAATCTGCATACCAATCTATTTTAACACCTCCTAGAAGTATTTTAGTTTTTGAATTGTATTTTTTTACAAGATCAACCCAAGGCTTTGCTTTGCCTAAGAATGCAGATTCGGTGAGTGTGTTCTGACCATTGTTCCCAAACATTGCTCTAACCCGACGCACCTCTTCAGGGTCATGCGATCCATTAGAGGGAATAGGAAGTTGATTGCCTGTTTTATTTCTATAAGGCCACCAGCTAGAGCTAAAACCCACAAATCTAGTATCGGGACCTATTGAGACCTTAAGAATTTCTTCCCAGATATGGATATTAAGTGCCGAAGAAAAATCAATTACTAATACCGAATATCCGTTTTCTCTAAGATGTGTAGCTATTCTGTGTGCGCCGTGTCCTCTGACCCATTCTGGATAGTCTGAGGTATCGTTGACAATTATTGCATTAAAGTTATTAGTAGGTACGTTTATCATATTAATATATTTTCCAACCTATTATTGTAGTGTCCGGCATTAATAATTCTTGATACATTGTGTTATTTTCAACTTCAACATCGTTTATTTTTATTAATGTTCCTATTGGAATATATCCTATGGCCAGTCTAGGGTCTTCTATTTTGTATGGCCAAGCGAGTTTACTATCATAATAAAAATTAGTAAATTTTTTCCAGTCTAATGTAAATTTAGAAAATCGCAAGGTATGATATGGTGATATTCTATATTGTGGTACAATTTGTTCAACAGGACAATTGACATCGTTATTTAAATATAATTCAAGTGGATGCCTTCCTACATGACAATAATGTAGCATTAAATCTCCAATATTTCTGTTTGGAGTAAAATATTTAAAATCTTCAATAGATATTAACTCATTCAATTCATTATAAATGTCAGGGCATATCAAAATGTAACTAAAATTTTTATTAAATTTTTTTGCAACATTTAACGTTTCTAATTCATGTATCAAATCATTGTATGTTGATAGTTGTTCTAACCTACTAGTGTCCGTTTCTGATTTTTCAAGTTCTGGAAAATGAATATGTAAACGGTTTAAATTGTTTGCTATTGTATCATCATTGCTGAACGTAATTATTTTAGTTGGTATCCACATGTTCATTTTTTCAATTAACTGTATTAGTTCATTAATTTTATCTTCTATATTATTAATAGCACGAATTGGATTTAAACTTTTTCGTAGTTGATTTACATTGCAATTGTTTATTAACTTAGCCCAAGTTTGCGCAGGTTTATGCGTGTATACTTTATACGTTAGTTTTTTAATATCCGGAGTGCATAATGTAATTTCATAAAAAGAATACATACTATTTAATTCCTATTACCATGTACCGCGTAAAGCTCCATGTGTTATAGTTGAACTCAATTTCTCCGGTGTATTCATACCCCGATAACGGAAACCGTTGTTTAAAATTATCTAGCGATGTAGAAATAGTGACTTCTTCCCCTTCATGAACTAGGTTATTACCTTGCAGTATGACACGTTTTCCGGATGGAATATTATTCCACCAGTCCATTGACGGGAAATGTTCAGTTGCAGTGTTGATGATTAAATCTGGTTCGTCTGGAATTAACAAATTACAATCCAATGTATGCGCTCTGAACACCTCTGATTGACAAATCCAATTGTCATTAATCATCTCTGCTATATCCTTGCATGACGGATCAACATCATAAGAGTGAATGCGCTTAACATTAAATTTATCCCTACTTAGCAGTAGAAATGCTGCTAGACCATACCAGCCACCATATATCCATGTTAAGTTAGATGCCCAATTAAGTTTTTCTAATTCCTGACATAACCATAGCTTACTGCGTATTTGACCATGAGTGAATGCATAGGTTTTGTTCATTTTGTACGTACCGTGATTAACTTACCAATTCATAATCTTCTTTACCACATCCGCATTCAGGACAAACATGATCGTCGGGAAGTTGTTCCCATTTACCTTCTACTGTTTCATCGTGGATATGACCACATACTACACATACATGTTCCATTTTACATCTCCTCTAATTTTTGTTGGTACGCTTGTGCGTGGCGTTTTTCAATTTTAGCTAATGCACTAAAACGTTTTTCTGCTTTAGTCAATAATTCTTTGAATTCTTCGGCATGTTCTTTGCTTTCGGCAATTTGCATATTAGCTTCATTTGCAAAAACTAATTCTCCTTCAAATTCAGCCGTTTCTTTGAAGTTTGGATACATAATCTCAAACTCATATGTCTCACCGTCAATTGCCATTTGCAAGCATTCTTTGGTAGTAGGCTTCTTAATCATTAACTCCAAGTGACCCCAAGCATGTAGAATCTCTTGGGCTGCGGTGTGTTCAAAATGTTTTGCAATTTCTTCATTGCCTTCTTCTCGGGCAATCTTTGCAAAATACCGATATTTGGTATGTGCTTGTGACTCGCCGGCAAATGCGTCGGCTAAGTTTTGCAATGTTTGTGACATAAATTCTCCTAGTGTGTCTAAAAGTATTTATCTAGTCACAAACACTCAATCTTCTTTTATATGCAATCCATTACTGCGTTTGACTCTAGAATTTTCTACATCTTGGTCAAAACGTTGTTCATGTATAGTCTTGTGTCCAAATACTTTTACACTGTGACATAACAAACATCTTGGATTACCACAATCTAATGCATGATGTTTTGCTAATCTATTTGGTTCTTTAATATACTTTTCAATTCCAGCTGATTTAGCAATTTTTAATTGTTTATTGATGGCATTATCATCTTTAAGCAAACGTTTACTATGCTTAATCTTATCTTCTTCAGTACTCATTTAATGCTTTTTTCTATAATCTTCTACCGCGGCTTTGATGGCATCTTCGGCGAGGATGGAGCAGTGAATTTTAACTGGGGGGAGGGCGAGGTGTTCGGCGATGGTTGAGTTCGTGATGGTGCTAGCTTCATCCAATGTTTTACCCTTGACCCACTCTGTGACAAGACTTGAACTAGCAATTGCCGACCCACACCCATATGTCTTAAATTTGGCATCTGTGATTAACCCCGTTTCTTTATCTACTTTAATTTGCAGTTTCATCAGGTCTCCGCACGCCGGAGCACCTACTAATCCTGTACCTACATTTTCTTCGGCTTTGGAAAAACTTCCTGCATTGCGGGGGTTTTCATAATGATCTAAAACTTGTTTACTGTAGGACATAAAAGTCTCCTGTATTTTATTTAGTCCATGAATCGTCTGCTATTACAATCCAGCCTAATTTTAACAAATCTTCACGGATTTCATCTGTAACTACACTTTCAGAAACATGGGCTTTCAATTCAAGCAGTCTTTCTCTTTCATGTTGACTTAGAGGATTAGCTGCATTGTTTAATTCAGTATCTATTTCAATATTATCAACTATACCACTACAGTACCAAGACATATAGTCACCTTCTTCACGCATGTCAGCAATGATTCCACCTGCATGTCTCCAACTAGAACTCCATTTTTTCTCTGTTAATATAGGCCATACATCGTTACGAGTGAAATCATTATTGCATATTGCTGCGTATAGATGTTGAGCATAGACTTTATCGCATTTGGCTTTCTCTATGATCCATTCAGTTGTACGCAAGTCATACTCTAAGTTATCTTTACACCACTCTGGGTCTACAGCATGTTCTTTATCCTGTTCCTCATAATCCAGATAATGATTTATCATGCCCTTAGCAGTGATGTCATTTGGATCTTTTGCCAAATTTTCACGATATCTTTTAATATTGAACTCATATCTAGTTGGACTTCTGTTCATTCTTTACCTTCTGCTTGCTATAGAAAATGTGATTGCCAATTTTTGCTACTTGTTTATAGGGCCAAGATGGATCAATGTTAATTGAATGAAAGAACAAGGTTGTTTTTGGAACAACATCTTTGTACATACCCATCATTGTTTGATACGCAACCATTTCTGCTTGCTTATATTTTGCACTTGTTTTATTTAGGTTTCCTTTTTCTTCACAAACCCAGCTAAATTGACATACAACATTTTCATTGATTACTGTCTTTTGATAAATCACTTTGCATGGTGTTTCAGCAAAACCATGATTAACACGATTCATTACTACTCTTGCTACCGCGGCTTGTCCAGGCAGTGTTTCTGAACCTGCTTCATAGAAGATATTTTTTGCCATACATGCAACCTGTTTCAAATCAATCTTCTTTAGATTAGCAGTAATCTCTGGAAAAATATATAATGATTGTGTAGGCAAAGGAATAGCCATGCTAGTTAAAAACAGCATGGATATTAAGATTATCTTATTTTTTAATAATAAAAACATAATTTCCTTTCCTGTAGTATACTACAGTTTTAATAATTAACCAAATAGTTTGGTTAATTTACCCAGCAGTCACAATTGCATGTGATTACTTGTTCAATTGCTTGTGCAACTGAAATTGATGATGGTAACAACGATGAAATAAATGATGGATTGGCTGGATTTAGTGCCGGTGGAATTAGATTAGTATAAGGTGATCCTGCTAAACTTCCCGGAACGATAGGCCCACCGGGCACCCCAAAATCAAAGAACGGACCAGTGATAGCTAATTGGCTTATGCCCAATGTACCAATTCCTATATCGGGTCCGGGAACCCCAGCCAATACTGCTGCAACACTGGAATTTGGCGGAGTAATGATAGTATTAACCACAGTGGTTACATCGGGAATATTATCGTCAATTGCTATTCCAACTTCTGCTAACCTAACTTGGTTTCTTTCTGCTCTCATTGCAGCAACAATACTTTGACCAGCAACAAGAGTTAAATTAGAGATAGCTTCTAAGTTTTGTGCAGCCAAATTTGGTGCAGTTAGTATAGCATAGTTAGGTAATAAATCTGTAAAACTATAAATCATCAATGGGTAGGGAAACAAATCACCATTCCTACCAGAAATTCTGGGTGAGGGTATTGCTGCCAACCCAGTGTCTCTTGCTAGTTGCTCACTAGCTAATTGTGTAGCAGTGGCACTATACAAATCATTTAGTTCAGATGCTTGTTCTGGGTTCGTTGTGCGTATTGTTGCTATTTCAGCATTAGCTAAATCTATCTGAGCTTGCACCGCAGCATCTAACCCCAACGAAGGACCCTGTGTTGCTGTATACAGATTACTATAAATTGTTGGTAGATTTCCAGTTGGCATGTTAGATATTGCATTCTGCAAATTAGCCCAATCATATGGTAATCCTGACATACAGCCAAAAAAGTCTGAGAACGTATATAAATTGTTAGTTCCGGTGCCCAGTGCCACTAAAGATAATGCAGCCTGTGCTTCTGCTGCATCGGTGGGTATATTAGTACCATTAGTTAATGGTAGACCTTCAGTAGTCTCTAAGCTAGCAACTACTTGTGCAAATTTTTCTATATCAATTTTTCTTATATTATTTACTTGTTGCATTGTTGCACTAAACGCGCCAGCAGCAGTAGCGATATCACTAGGTAATATACCATCTAGATATGATCCAAATCCTTCAGATAAAATTTGTAAATTAACCGGAATAATCGTATTAGCAGTAGTAGAATTATTAACAATTGTAGTTGAAGTGGTATTCGTATTGGCAGTAACATTAAATGCATCACCAGTGGTACTTGTTCCAGGATTTCCAAAAGAATAGCTACTAGTGCTTCCGTCAAGCAATGATAAGAAATTATTTACTGTTGTCATTACATTTATTTATTATTGATATCCACTACCACTACCACCACCACCGGAATCGCCGCCGGCAGAATCACCACCGCCAAAATTGCCGCCACCAGAATCACCGGATTCAGCAGCACTGCGCCAGCCAACCTCGTTTACTGTAACTACTGGTGGCGCCGGTGGGATAATTGTTCCAACTACTGCTTTTATTGCAGGGGCAGTCAATGCAGGGGCTACCGTTGTGACAGTATATATAGGATAATATGTTTTACTATTAGTTGGTCCCGGTACTGCATTATAGATAGGAACAGTTAATGTTAAATAACTTTCAGGGAACATCTTCTTAACATTCAGTAAATCAGCCAATGTTACTAATCCATTGGTGTTGCAATTTAATGCTACTAATATTGTAGCTAAATCTATACCTGCAATTACTAAAAAGGCAGAATAAACTTTTTGCTGTTGATCTTTAGATACATTCGTATTATTTGCTATTTGATTTATCTCATCACTGGTCAATCCAGTAGACAATAATGCCACAGCCAATGAGGGAGTTAATGCATTATATTTTTTAAGAGTTGCTAATAGATTAGAAGGGTAGCCAAATGTCCATATCGTAGATAAGTCTAATGCTTTACCTAGATTGATTAAATCTTTACCAAATACACCAGTTGACAAACTTATCCCAGTAACATCAGCCGTGATTAAATCATTCATGTTACTGTATGTACCATCTAAGAATGTCAATGAATTATACATTGCTGTAATTGATTGATTGGAATACTCAATAAATGATCCAGCACTAATGAATGATCCTACAAAGTCATTGTACATTCCAGAAAGTGCTAGTGTATTATTATAATTAAATTCATAATATGCTTGTAGTGGAAATAGTCTAACATATCCATAACTGGCATTTTCACCTGTATAAGCAATGTTGTAGCTTTCACTTTGAACATAATTAGGAGGGATACTATTACCCAATGCAGGAATAGTTGAACTTCCCATAGATATAAGATTGTTATAAGTGGTTAAACTTAAATCACCTGCGTTGTATCTAACCCAACCCTGACGCATAGCGTTTGTTGCATTGTTTAATACTGTGTTTGATATTATAGTACCGTAAGTGTAATTATTAGCACCAGTACTAGAACCAACAATATTAGCTGTGGGTTGATTAATCCAAAAGCCTTTGCCTTGGAGTAAACCACTCATTACGTTAACGCCTAACGGGCTTTGTTTTCCTGTATTGCTCATTATGGTACAAATATATCAGGACTACCTTGAATGATACTATGACCGCAAGTGTTTCCTGATCCTATTCTTAATACAGGATCACCCTCTGCGAATACTGTAGGGCTTCCTTGTGTAGTTGTGGGTGCAGCATGCGGTGGATGTGGTTTACCCCACGGAGCATGAGGGGTAATGCCGCTTACATGCAATCCAACGGGTATTCCATTAGCAAATACCGTAGCGGCACCGCGAATAATTGTCCCGCCTGTTTGATTTGCATCACCCATCCTACTCAATGCTGCCATCTTACCCCATTACAATTTTCTTATCTGGTAACTTAATTCCAGTTGTTGCCTCAATATACTTATCTTTGATATTATCATCAGTGTTAGCATAAAACGCAATCGCATTAGTATTTAGCGTAACATTTCCTCGTGCCTCTGCGGTAAACATGCTGGGAATCATCTGCATTCCCTGTTGACTTGGTGCAATTGATACTGGATCTGTTACTATAATATTGTCACGAGTTATCTCAATAACTTTAGTGATTACTTCTTCACCACTGTTCAACTTGATGGTATATATTTTTCCTGCTTCCATTAGATACTTTCTGTTAATTTTTTCTTGAGTTCTGTGAACCCACCCACAAGTTCTCCGTCTAGGAAGATTTGCGGGACTGTCCGAGCAGTTGGTACTGCTTCTAGTAATTCTTCTTTTGTATAACCGTCTCCGATTTTCTTTTCTTCAAACATTATCCCTTTGCTCTTTAACAAGGCTTTTGCCTGGTCGCAATAGGGGCAGTGGTACCTACTCCATAATACTGCTGTCATTCTATTTCCTTTTATAAATTTGGTAACTGATCGTAATCAAGTTGTTCACCCATTACACCTAAAACGTAATTAGTACTTTCAGTTTCTTGTAATGCTGATTGCTTCTTACTAGTATCAACGTGTTTAGTAAACCAAGGTATAGGAGTAGATTTTGGACTGTTACCTTGATACTTAATACCAATCTCTTTCAATGCCCCTACTGCTGTATAGTCTACAAAGTCTTTCAATACATTAGCATTCAATCCAATGACAGGACCTTTGTTAAACAAATAATCTGCCCAGGCTTTTTCTTCACGAATAACATCTGCATATAATGCATATACTTCACCTTCACATTGACCTTTAATATCAGCAAAACGTTGGTCATCTTTGATTACTTGATTAATAATGTAAGCAGTCCAGCCTTTATGGAGAAGTTCATCTTGGAGAATTAAACTGATAATATTGCCATTACCAATAAAGATTTTGTTCTCAACCATTGCTAAACTAGTAGCAAATGATACCATAAAGCGGAATGCTTCCAAAGCGTATGACGCATGTAAAGCCATCCATATGGCTCTTACATGCTCAATTTCTTCTACGGGTTGACCTAACGCTTTTGCACAGTTGATCCTGTGTAGGTCTTCGTAATACTTGCCGACACTACTAGCCATGTCAATAATTTCTTGTGTATCATGTATAGTATTGAATACTTCTTTTGGCACATTATAAATGTTACGAATAATGTGACTATAACTCTTACTATGAATATTAGTTTCAAAGAAGGTCCAATTGTAAACTAGTGATTCTAGTTCAGGTAAACTAATAACAGGCATAAAGATTTGACTTGGTGCTCGTCCTTGTAAACTATCTAGTGCTGTTTGTCTTAACAAGTTACTAGTGAAAATATGTTTAACTGCATCACTAGCATCTTTGAAGTCATTTGAATCTTTGGTAAGACTAACTTCTTCTGGTTGCCAAAAGAATCCACGTGCAGTTTCTTCAAACTTAGCAATCTTTGGATACTTAACTTCTTCAAAGCGTTGGATTGTGACAGGACCTGCTGGGTCTAGAAACATCTTACGATTAAGATAGTCTGTCTTTGTTGTTAAATTGTATTGTTGTTTTGACATTTATTGCCCTTTAATCTGTTCTCGTTTTTCACGATATTCTTGATATAGTTCAATTTCTTTCATGTTGACTAAATGTCCTTCAGCAGTAATATGATTTTTCAACATACCCTCACTGAGCCATTGCAATCTTTGTTTGAATTCTTCCAAATTTGCACATTTCATATACTCATATGTATTCATGAGTTCTTTTCTTAGTGCTGCTAATTTTTGTTGTTTACTCATAATTTGCACGCCTCGCAATTTTCTTCTTCATCAAAATTAATAGGTTCAAGTGGCATATCAGGTGGAATTTCATCATCTGATTTGCTACCAGCCTTATTAATAAGTGAATAATAAAAGGTCTTGATACCAAAGTAATGTGCCTGCATCAAGTTCTTTGCTATCAATGTAGTTGGAACTTTTCTGTCAGGAAAATGTTTGGGGTTATAAAAAGTATTTACAGATATAGCCTGATCTACATAAGCTGCTAATACCGCTGCTGTTTTTAAGTATCCATCACAATCTTTTTGGTCCCACATCAATTGATATTTGTGCTTTAGTTTATGATATTCTGGCACAACTTGAGTAAAACTTCCTGCTTTAGATTCTTTTACTGATATTAAACTCATGGGAAGTTCAATACCGTTTGTGCTATTGATAACTACACTACTTGATTCTACTGGAGCGATAGCCATTTGCGTAGCGTTACGGACACCGTGTTCTTTCATCTGTGTACGTAGTGTTTCCCAATCTAATTCTGGAGTAAAGTCTGCTAGTTCATTAACACCGTTGGCACGTAGTTCCCAAGGAAAGATACCTTGACCATATCTTGTTTTGTCACTACCTTCACACTTACCACGTTCTTTGGCAAGTTCTACACTAGCTTCAGTTAGGTAGAATGCTAGATGTTCTGCCCAAGTTTTAACTTCTTGTAGCGCATCTTTCTCTCCATACTTCAACCCACGCTTTGCATGCCAGTATGCTAAGTTAGTAATACCAATGCCTAATGGACGAATCTCATCATTAGATAGTTTAGATTGTATGCTTAGGAAGTCTTGATAGTCAAGAATATTATTAAGACTGCGGTGTAAGATACGACTGGCGCGGCGCATATCTTCGGGATTTCTGAATGCACCGTAATTCATACTACCTAGTGTGCATAACGCAATGCGTCCTTCTGCATCATCAAGACGTTTGAATGACTTAGTTGGTAATAGGATCTCACAGTTATGGACAAGGATATTATCTGCAAAAAAGCATTCTGTTTCTGGAACAGATATATCATACACCTCGGTTGGTTCTACATTTATTTTTTTAATTTTAATCATAATTTAATTCTTCCTTGCACAAATTCTGTATGCTCTTTACAAAATTCTTTTTCATTTATTACTCTGATATTAGTTATTCCGTTGTTATACCAACGATGCTTTGCTGAATGAACCGCGGCATTCTTTCGTTGTTCATCACTTCTATGATAGGGAGAATACTTAATGTCAAGATTCATATTTATATTTGTCTCAATGATTAAATTTTCCAATGATCCAAATTTATTACCAATCCACGCTAAAGAAATTTTCTTAAATTCAGTAAATTCTGCTTTCATATTATCTTGTAATAAATTTAATTTAAGATATCCTTCTTGGCATGATTCTGAAACACATTTCCACATTCTTTTTCTTCGGTCTTGCGTCAATTCTTTGAAGTTAGTGTTTTTGGCACCACTCATGTTTCTTGCGGATTTTCCTGGAATGCCCTTACTATGATGAACCCAATCACCGGATAATACCTTAGGATGGTCAACTGGAACAGACCCGTGCTTTTCTCTAGTAATAGCATCAACTACTGGCATCATGCCTGTTCTTGCCTTACTAATACAGTTGTTGCCTAGTAGTCTCAGATGATCCATTTCTTTAAGAAATTTTTCATCAACTTCCGATAGATTAATTTGTCGTTTATGACTACCTGTTGCTTTTACAAAAAAGAATTGCAGGGCAGAACCTGATGAGTATTCATATTTAGTTCCTTTGTAAATCTCATACAAGTAGTAATGAGCCATTAAATGTTCAGAGAAAGTCAATAAAATTAAATTCTCCTCACTATTTGGATTACCGTCTAAATGTCCCTTTGGGCCTGTTCTTGTTCTGTTCTTATATAGGAAATCAGGAACGATATGGTGTCGCTCATAGTAGGTTCCTTGATATTTCATTCTGTTTTCTTTTCTTGCGTTGTCAATTAATTTTTTATAAAGTTCTTTATACATATAATTTCCTTATATGTATTTATGCTTGGTAATCAAATTTCAACACATAACTCGTCATTTTCTACCAATTCATCTGCTCTTACATAGCCTCTATTCTTAGTGAAAACAAGATGATCTTCTGTACATCTCAACACATTACCATTTTCATCTTCAATTTCATATAATGTAGTGACTGTCTTTGTTTTGATTGCGGCAGAAACATTTTCCCAAGAAACTTTACCATTTTTAAAACTTTTGATTTTTGATGTAGTTAACCCACCTAACTGAAATCTTTCAACTGCACTAGACATAGAAAGTTGTTCAACCGTTCCATTCTCATGCTGGAAAGTAATTTGTGTATCACCGGTTACACAACAAAGGTTACTCTGGTAAATTGTATGATACTCAGGATCAAATGGTCCTTGATTCATCACATTGTCAATAAACACCAAATAGATGCGGCCTGTATCGGTGCGTTCTTTCAGTATGCCCGACTTGAATACTTCTTCGGCACTCATGGTCTTTTTACGTAGTCCTTTTTGCTTTTCATACTTGACGTATAGTTCCTCAAACAGTTCAGTATTAGAGTAGAACGCTTGATAGAGATCGGGGACTTCGTTAGGGTCGAAAAAAGTGATATTTTCTTTGTTCTTGAATCGTCTCCAGAAGAAAGCACTAAGTACAACTCCATAGTCCATGTGTCTGACACGGGTTTCTTCTGTTCCTTGATTGTTCTTAAGTACGATAAGATCATCAAACTGATGATGCCATATAGGATAAAAGACAGTGGCGGATGCATTACGAATGCCACCCTGACTGCAACTACGCAAATCACCAAACCATTTCTTTAAAAATGGTATCATTCCAGTATGCATGATTTCGCCACCTCTGATAGGACTACCCAATGGGCGTAGTCGTCCAATCTCTAGTCCAATGCCAGCACGTTTGCTAGCATACTTGGCCATCATTTCACCAGAAGCGAAAATACTATCCAGGTCATCGTCACTCCGAATAAGTACGCACGAACTGAATTGCTTAGTAGGGGTACCGAGACCAGCGAGGACAGGAGTAGCAAGGGTAAAAAGTCCGTCAGATGCTGCATTGTAGTATTCCTTTATATAGCGCATTCTAGCATTGTTCGGTTCTTCTTTATGAAAAACAGTAGCTGCTGCAATCATATAACGAACTTGTGGTGTTTCGTAGATTTCTTTTGTGCTACGATTCTTTACTAGATACTTTTCAATAAGTTGCTCAATGGCGGCATAACTATAAGTTTCATCCTTAGA